GCAAGCGAAAAGAAAACGACGTATGAAGCTATTGTGGACAAGTTCCGCTCCATGCCTTTGACCAAGTTTGACATCCCGGAAGCGTTGGAGGCGGAATGGCTTTCTACGGCGGTGTCGGATTATGAACTGAATATCGGTTGCAATCTTCGCTATGATGAGGAAACTCATGAGTTTGATGGCAAGCTAAAAAGCATTGTTATTCGCACTTTGGCCCAGATGATGTATGTGTCATATCTGCAAAGGGAACTGAGCAGAGTTATGGCACTAAACGGCATCTATGGCAAAGATATTCAAATCACAGGGCAAGATGCTACAAAGCGAGTGACAAAGCAGGAAGTTGACGATCAAATTGCTCGGGTTGAAGTTCTACTTCACAGACAAAAGACCCCTGCTTATGGATGAGAGGTGACGATATGTCAGAAGAATCAAAAAGCTGGTATCGAATGACACGGCCTCTTTTCAATAGTGGGTTTGAGGATGATGAGTTTTGGGCGTATGGTCAAGACGGGTTCCAAGAAGTGCTTGATTCATTCCTTGGATCGAATGTGTCGATTTATGACAAAACGATTCATGCAGAACCTCAAATGGTAAGAGCTATCGTTCAGAATAAGACGAGCGACGTATACAATAGCACAACGGTTCGGCAAATCCTTTGCAACATCGGTATTTTAAGGTGCGGCCAATACGTGAAGCATGAGGGCGCTTTCTGGATAGTGAGTGCGTTGCCTGACAACAACCGAATCTATGAAAAGGCGGTGTTGTGGAAGTGTAAGCACACAATCCGGTTTATTTCCCCTTTGACAGGTAAAATCGTGGAGTATCCTGTTTATAGCACAAACAGCACTCAGTATGGTACCGGTGAGGCAGAGAAAACACATATGAATGTTGGTGAGGATCAACATTTGCTCTATATTCCGTATAATGAAGAAACTATTTTGTTGGATGACCAATTTCGTTTTATTATGGATAAGAGACGTGATAAGCCAACCGTCTATCGTATTACCAGGGTTGACCCCGTTTCTTATGCGGTAGGTGATGAACGTGCCGAGGATGGTTTGATTCAATGGGCGGTTTTGGAAGATCAGCTCAATACGGAAGTTGATAATCCCGAACTCATGGTAGCGGACTATTACACCAAAACCCCTGGAGGAACAGAGGAAGCGCCGGGAGAGAGCGCACATATTACTTTGACAGATCTGGATGGAGATTTCAAGCTGGCGTGTGGAGAGACAAAACAGATTCTTGTTCAGTTACTGGATGAAAACGAAGATCCTATCACCCCATTGCAGTATCATCTGGAATATGATTTTGCTGGTGCAGCCAGTATTGTCGATGAGGCAGATGGTGTAATTGTGGTACAGGCTTCTGAAAACTCTGCATTTGTTGGTAAGCAAATTGAAATCAAAGCGATAAACGATGAGTCTGGAAGCGAGGCTGTTATCGCAATTCAGATTGTGAACTGGTAGGGAGGTGACGAGAGTGCCGCATTTTGACGCAATGATTCAGCAGAAGATTTTGTTGAAACGGAAATTGTTGCAAACCCAAGCAGTGGTTAATCTGTTGATGAACACTGGGAACAACGTGGAGGAGTTTGAAGACGTAAAGACAGGCAGTAAAAGTCCTGCGGCCTCTTTGATCAAAACCCACTTTTATGTCCCCGGAACTCAAACAAAGGATGAAAACTTCATCACGATGCAGAGTCGCGTGGTATATACCGATTCTAATGTGGTGAAGGAGACGAGCATTACCGTCTATATCATCTGTAATGAACACCAGATTGACTTGCTGCAGGGTTCCAGAGCGGATCTGTTGGCAGATGAGGTGGATCGTATTTTGAATAACGGGGATAAACCCTTGTTTGGTTTGGGCGGAATCGCCTTGTCAACGGCGAGTGAGGTTCAGTTTAACGAAGGTTACTCCGGGTGGCAAATCCCATATGTTACTCATGAAATGAATAGGAGGGCTGATATCATTGATTGATCAGCTAAAGTTGTTTCGTGGGGAAGAATATCAGCTCAATGACAAAATTACGATTAGGCATCCGACATTGGAGGAGATTGTAAACTTTGGTGAGCAGCGGTATTTTGGACTGGTGCGCACAATTTGTTCTACACCCGCTGATAGAAAAGTTGAGATTTGGGACAAACTACACATTTTCTGGGAACAAATGGACGAATATGATCTGTTCGTATCTCTTTTTCAAACACTCAAATTATCTGATGTGTCTATCCTTTTTGGAGATATGGATTTTACGTCCTTCAAACTTGCCACGCGGTCAGATCCGCCAGAATTGGTGTTGCTGAATAAAGACCATGTGATAGTTGATAGGGCGATTCATAAGCTCATGACGGACTACCTTCGTCAAATCCACAAGCTGAAAAAGAATGTGGATACGGGGTACAATGACGCCACGAGAAAGATCATGATTGAGGATGACCGAGACGAAATGACGTTGCAGATGCGTAAGCCGTTTCGCTCATTGCTTATGCCTTTGATTTCTTCTTTGACAAACTGCCCAGAGTTTAAGTACCGGTGGGACGACGTATGGACGTTGCCCATCGGTGTTTTTATGGATAGCGTAGAGCGCGTCCAGAAGCATAAGAGCTACAACTTTGTGATGCACGGCATTTACAGCGGTTGTGTTGATATAAAGAAGCTCGACAAAAAGGAACTGCATTGGATGGGGATCTGAAATGATTCCCACAATAACACAGAAAGGATGAGAGAAACCATGTTTAACGCAACTCAATTTGTCATTGACAAGGTGCGTCGGATCACTCAGATCAACCTGGAAACAGGTTTGGTTGACTTCACCGGTATTAGCGTGGAGAATCCTCAGATTGAGTTTACCGGCGAGTCCACCGATAAGACTGATGCCCAGGGCATTTTGCTGGCTCGTTTCGATACAGCTAAGGGTGTGAACTTCTCTGGCGAGCTTTCACTGCTGAACCTGAATTTGATGGGTGCTCAGTTGGGCGCTGAGGTGCAGGTTGCTACCGAGGAGAAGAAGGTCACTGGTGCCGACTTCGCTATTCTCACCGTGAGCACCGCTGCTGATGGCACTAAGACTGCTACTCTGAAGCACACTCCTTCTACGATGCCTGCCGCTGTGTATACCCTCAGCGAGGATAAGAATATCAGTGGTACGATTGAGGTTGGTACTGAAACTGACCAAGCTCAGATTGCTGATAAGACCATCACTTTGCCCAAGAATTATGCTGGTACTACTGTCGGTGTGTTTTACGAGTATGAGACGGATTCCGCTGTCAAGCTAGTGGACAGTGCTGAGAGCTTTGCTGAGGCCGCTATGTACATCGTGGATATTCTGGCTGCTGACGTATGCAACCCTGCCAGTAAGCGTGCCGGCAAGATTGTGTTCCCCAAGGCCAAGATCGACAATAACTTCACCGTCAACCTGACCACCGAGGGCACTCACCCCTTCTCTTTCACGGCTCTGAAGGATTACTGCGCCGACGACGCGGATCTGTGCTACATTCTCTTTGAAGAGTAAGGCGGTACGCCATGGTTCGGACGTGTAAGGTGTGTGGCGCTTTGTACAAAACGTGTTTTACCTGCGAGAAGGAGCGTAGTTGGCGGCTACACACCGACACTCTTGATCACTACTACATCTGGGGAGTGCTCATGGAGTATCGGGCAAGCCACAATGTCAAGCAGGCGTACAATGCACTTCGGAAACGCGGCATTGATTTTCGTAATACGGCAGGGTTTTCGCCAAGCGTTCAAAGACTCTTGACGGAGATTTACACTTTAGCACACGAAAATAGTAGGGTGAAGAAAGTGGTCGTTGAGACAAGGGAAGTCAATGCTGAGGAGTCTACAAAAGACGAGGCTACGGAGTAAGAGAAAAGGGAGGGTTTTGTGCCCTCCCTTTTTTCAACCTTTAGAGAAAGGTGGTGAGACAGGTGAAGATACTGGCCGTTGATCAGGCCAGACACGGCGCATGGGCAATTTACGATTATGAGAAGCAAAAACTTTTGGACTATGGGACGTGGGGCTTTGATAACAAGAGCTATACATTTGAACAGGCAATTTTGCACATTGAGGCTTTGATTGAAGAAGTCATCCAAACGCACGATATTGACGCTGTTTTCTTAGAGGACATTCAGCTCAGGCAAAATGTTCAATCGTTTAAGAGACTGGCGCAATTACAGGGCGTACTCGTGAATTTGTGTGAAAAAACGAATACTTCGTACCATTTGGTAGCACCAACACAATGGCAAAATTACTGTAAGGCAAGGGGTAGGACGGCAAAGGAAATCAAATCAAAGGTTACATCTGTCGAACCTACAACCAAAAAGACCTCAAAGATTCTATCACTCCAATTTGTTCAAGACAAGTTGGGGATCGAAACCATGAATGACAACCTATCAGATGCAATCTGTATTGGTTGGTATGTCATTCACAACATCAAAATCGGAAGTGAGGATAACACTGATGAAAAGCAATGATATGAATAAGAAGCTGGTGGCTGAGTTTGAGGATGACTTCGCGGATATGGCGGGTGTGCTGGACACCTCTTTGCCTGAGCCTGGTTTGCTGGAGCTGTATCGTCGGCTGAGAAAGCGTGAGATTGTCTGGAATGAGGACATCGACGATACCACTATTGATATCGCATTGTATATCAAGAAGTGGAATGAGGAGGACAAGGGTGTTGACGTGAATGATCGGAAACCTATTAAAATCTTCATCAACTCAGATGGCGGTAGCGTTGATACTGTGCTTTATGTTATCGACATGATCCGGCTTTCCAAGACGCCGGTTTACACCATTGGTATGGGTCGGGTGTATAGCGCTGGTGGGCTTTTGTTGATGGCCGGCCACAAGCGGTACATTTTCTCTCATACCAGTTGTTTGATTCATGATGGATCTTCTGGCGCAATCGGCAGCGTTGGTAAAATGCTGGACAACTTGGAGTTTACCAAGCGGCTGGAAGAGAAGATGAAGCAGTACATTCTGACCAGCACTCATATCACGGAGGAAATGTACGATCAGAACTACCGTCGTGACTGGTTTATGTTCAGCGAGGAGATGATCGAGCTGGGCATTGCTGATGAAATCGTGACCGATATTGACACCATTCTTTGATGCGAGGAGTGAAAGAACATGGCAAAGAAAAATACACGCATGGACTCTTTTGAAGTCCCCATTACTTTGGCCGACCACCCTTTTTATGGGTTGAAACTGGACGAGCAGCAGAAAGTATTTCGGGACGCAATCTGGGATAAGGATAAGCTGATTGTGTTTTGCAACGCAAAAGCTGGTACGGGGAAAACCTTGATAGCCACAGCTACGGCAAATTTGCTGTGTCAATATGGTCGGTGTGATGGGATGATTTACATTGCCTCTCCTACCCAAGAGCAGAAACAAGGCTATTTGAAGGGGACGATTGAGGAGAAGTCTGAGCCGTATTTTGAGCCATTTTATGAAGCATTGGATAAGATCGGTGTGAATCGCAACACAGCGTTCTATGATGGCGGAGTTAATGAGAAGTATCAGTCCGCCTATATTCAGTGCGCTACACATACGTTTTTACGCGGTACAAACTTTGAGAATAAGGCAGTCATTATTGATGAGGCCCAGAACTATTATTTTGACGAGTTAAAGAAGGTTCTGACCAGACTGCACGACAGCTGTAAGATCATTGTGATCGGCCATGAGGGACAGAATGATTTGTTCGATCACCCGGAGCGGTCTGGGTTTATCCCGTATCTGAACTGGTTTGCAGGTGATGACAGAACAGCAGTATGCCAGTTGACTGAGAATCATCGTGGCTGGATCAGTCAACACGCCGACGATCTGACATTTCGGACGGCAATGAATATTTAGGAGGAACGGCAAAATGAAGAAAATTGCTGTGAATACAATGAAAGCATTTTTGAAGGAGCACAAGCGTGAGGATACATACACTCATACATTTGATGTGGCTGACAGCTCTTTTCAGGTGGTGTTTCACACCAATCTCAGTATTGCAGAAAAGACTACGTTCATCAATCGTGTGCTAAGTGGCTGCTTTGACAGCATGGGTAATTTCCGCCCCGAATATGTGTCCCCTGTGTTGCGGGCCACTATTCTTCAGATGTGTACCAACGTGCCGGCGTTGACGCTTAAAAACGAGCTGAGCGACAGCGGTTCGCCTGCGCTGGATCTGGAAGCTATGAACGACCTGTATATGGCTATGAACCTTGATTGTACGAATGATCAGGGGTATCAGGAAATGATGAATGAGATGGTTCAGCTTTGTATGCAGGCTATCGACTGGAAGAAGTCACGCAATCTGTGCAGTCACGATACGGACTCTGCTTTGAGAAACCTGCTGGACACGTTGACCGCGAAGGTTGATGGTATGGATATCAGTGCTCTTATGCAATATGCAGGTGTTCTTTCTGAGGCCACTCAAGGTCTGGGAAAGGGCGATATTTTGAAAGGCTTGCTTGAAGCAAGGGCGGCAGAGAAAGCGGACTAAATTTGAAGGGAGGTGGCAGAATGACCATTCGTGAAGCACTTGCGAAAGTGAATAAGCAACTTATGTCAAAGATTGATGACGCTATGACAAAAGAGGTCTTTGAGGAGGTGCGGGATGAGGAGTCTGCCACCATCTATGCCGAGGTATACAAGGTTTATACGCCTCGGATCTATCGTCGCCGTGGAGAGTATGGTGGACTGGGCGATCCCTACAATATTGAAATTCAAGGCGGAGCAGCCGTAGGTGGCAAGATGGCCGTTGTCAACATGACAGACCCGAATCCAGGAGGCTGCACGAGTGACGCACTTGTGACAACGGGAAAGAATCTGCCTGAGCTTGTTGAATATGGCGATGGTTACAAATTTTATAGTTATGACTTTCCTAAAAGGGGCGCGGCTTTTATGGGGCCGCGCCCTTTTACTGCAAAAACCATTGAGCACCTAAAAAGGAGTCGTGCTCATGTGAACGCATTGAAAGCCGGATTGAAGCGACAGGGGATCTATGTGAAATGAAATTGAATGATAAAGGGCGGTGAGAGATGTGGATGAGGATCTAAAAATTGTACTGACCAGCGAATTGGAAGCTGATGAACAAGCGTCTGCAAGGCGTATTTCTGCACAGTTACCTAATATTGCAAAGCTGATCAATTCCAAAAGCAATATCAAAGTGAGTGTTACGCTGGATGAATCTACTATTCAAGCGCAAACACAAAAACTGACTCAACAGATTGCACGAGCGACCAAAACTCAAGGTATTGGTGTGTCGTTGAGTTTGGATCAAAGCTCTGTGAACAAGATTCAGACAGAGCTTAATAATTTGAAGGTCAACCCTGATATCTCTCGTGCCATGACCGACCAACTGGATCAAATGGGTGTCCAGATTGATAAGATCAGTGGTCGCTGGGAGGCGGTTAATGGGCAGCAGGAGCGTATGCTGAACCTAACTATTCAGGGCACCGATCAGATGGGGCGTACTGTCACGTATCTGCAAACCTATGATACGGAGACTGGCAATATCAATACTCATTTGACCAACGTGACTGCTAACCTGGAAAAGCAACGAAACGCTCAGGAGCAGTTAGCAAAGCAAGCTAAGGCTGACAATGAATCAAGAGTTTCATACTTGACCAAGCAGCAGGCGCTTCTTGCTGATATCCAAGCTACCTATGCTGGCGCTACTTCTGCGAAGCCAGTTACTGACGATTCACATTTGGCGGATCTGAATAATACCTACTCTGCAATCAATGCCCAGATTCAGAGTATGATTGCCAATGAGGGCAAGCTGGACAGCGTTCAGCGGTCTAATCTGGAAGCTCAAATCTCCGGCCTAAAGCGGATGGTCAAGGAATATCAGAATGCTGAATACGTGGCAACCAAACTGCGGACAAAGGATATTGGTGCAATCAAGAGCGATCAGCTTTCTGGATTGGAGGCTTTGGAGAAGCGGCTGGAAGCAGCTGGCACATTGACTGATACATTCAGACAGAAGATTGATGATCTGAAGATATCCTTAAACGGCGTCAGCAACAAAGATCAGTTGGTGTCATTCCTCAACAGTTTCGACCAACTGAACAATGACGTATCTGTTTTCCAGGAGCGGCTACGTGGTGTGAACAACATTTATACCCAGCTTATTGCTCTGGATAAGCAGATCACTTCTGTTCAGTCTGCTATGACCAAATTAGATCCCAAGGCAGATGAAAACAAGCTCACTGCATTGCGTGGTCAGCTGGCGGTGCTGAACAATCAAAAAGTGTCTTTGGAAGCTCAGCTTGCTCCATATTCTGACATTGTTCAATATGCAAAGCAAGCAACGGCTCTTGAACAGAGCCGCCTTATGAATGGTTCTCAGCTAGTATACACCCAGATGGAACTGGCTGATAAGGCTCGTGAATACGATACGGCCATGCAACGTGTTCCAACCACTATTGCTGATTTGCAAACTAAATTTAAGCAGGTGGTGGAGCCTACTGAAACTCTCGTGCAGAATATGAAGCTACTCCGTGAAACTGCATCACAATATAGCTCTGATATGAGCGATCGTGAGAAGGTTCAAACGTATGAGCGGCTACAACAGCTGATTGGCGCGTGTAGCAAGGAAATGTCTGAGCTGATGCGTGTTCAGCGTGGCGAGGTCAATGATTTCAAGTTTACACAAAACTTGGAAAAGGCCAAAGCGGATTTAGCAACTGTTGGTAGAACATGGAGCGCGTTGAAGCAAGATCCTGGCCTTAATGCGCAATTCCTACAACTAACTCAGAATCTTAAAAATGTCAACAACCAAATGGATTTGAATAAGTGGACTGCTCAATTTAGTGCGTTCAAATCTGAGGTCAAAGCTGCTGGAAAGAATATGCAGTCTCTTGGCGACATTTTGAAGAACAATGTGAGCAAGGTTCTCCAATGGGTATCTGCCACTACACTTTTGTTTCGGGCGTTCCGGCTATTGAGGACTGCTCTTTCAACGATTGTCGATCTGGACACTGCTATGATCGACTTGCAGAAGGTCACAGTTGCAACACGGGCTGAATATGATCGCTTCTATCGTAGTGCTAATGATACAGCTAAGGCGCTGGGTGTTACCACAGAGGAGGTTATTTCGCAGACGGCTGAATGGGCACGTCTCGGTTATGCTATGCAGGACGCCGCAAAGTTGGCAGAGAACTCCGCCATCTTTAAGGCTATCTCTCCTGGCATGGATATCACTATGGCTACTGACGGCCTGGTGAGTATGCTAAAGGCGTTTGACGAAATCGACGTTAATGATTCTTTGGATGGAATTATCTCCAAGGTCAATGATGTTGGTAACAAATTTGCCGTTAGCAACAAAGATATCGTTGAGGCTATGACGAGAACGTCTTCTGCTATGAAAGCGGCTAATAACACCTTTGAGGAAACGGTTGCTCTGGCTACGGCTGCTATCGAAATTACGAGAGATGCCGCCAGTGTCGGTAACGGTTTGAAAACCTTGTCCATGCGTATTCGTGGTTATGACGAGGAGACAGAGGAGTATTCTGAGGACGTAGCGGTTTTGACCGGTGCGATTGCCGATCTTACAAAGGTTGCAAGTAATGGGAACCGTGGTATCAGTATTTTTGAGCCAGGTGATCCTGAGACTTATCGTTCTACCTACGATATCTTGGCGGATATTGCAGATATTTGGGATGAGATGACTGATAAGAACCGTGCCAGTTTGCTGGAGGTTCTGTTTGGTAAACGGCAAGCTCAGATTGGTTCTGCTATTCTGTCTAACTTTGACCAGGCGCGTAAGGCTATCGAAGTTATGGAGGATAGCGCCGGCAGCGCTAACCGTGAGATGGAAAAGATTGAGCAATCGTTGGAATACAAGCTGAACGCTCTACAAGAGACGTGGGTTGGTGTTGCTCAAAATCTATTTCAGACAGACGACATGAAGCTCGTCGTCGATGGTCTAACGGGTATTTCCAAAGCGGTTGATTTTCTAACTGCAAGATTGGGGCTGTTCGGTACCATTGGTGTTGCTACCGCTATTTCATTGATTGTCAAATTCAGAGCGTCTTTGGCGTCTTTGCAAACCACTGTAATGCCAGTGGTAAACGCCATTAAAACATCTGGTGTGGCTATGGATGGTAGTGCGGCAAGTGTACAGTTTTATGCCACAAAATTGATGACGCTTGATAAATCTCAGCGGGCGGCAGCTATGAGTGCCCTTGGGTTGACTGCGGAGCAAAAGAAGCAGGTCACAACAATGACGGCTTTGATTGCTTCGGCTCAAAGATATACAATCCAAGAGCTTGCAGAGAAAGCGTCTACCGATAAGGCGACTGCTTCCACGCTTGCCAAGAATATGGCAAAGGCTACGGAGAAGCGGACGACCGAGCAAATCACGGCGGCAATGATGGTCGAGATATTGAACTCCAAGAAATTGACTGCTGCTCAGAAGCAAGCGATTATCGCTTCTTTGGAACAAAGTGCGGCAAATGAAACTCAAGCGTTCTCATGGAAAGCTGTTGGTGCAAATGCAAAGGCTGCTCTTGCGGCAATGGCGACGAATCCTATGACATGGGTTATGTTGGCCGTGACTGCGGTTATGGCGCTGGTACAAGCGTGGCAGAGTTACAAGCAGGCTCAGGAGGAAGCGCGTCAGGCAGCGATCGAGGCGGCAGGCTCGGCAGCTTCGCTTAGTGATGAGATTTCCAGCCTAACGGGGCGGTATTTGGAACTGAGTGAGGCAGTTAAAACGGACGCTTCGGTTAAGGAGGATTTGCTATCTACCCAAGATGAGCTTATCAATAAGCTGGGGATTGAGAAAGGCGAAATTCAAGCCCTAACCGATGAGTATGGGAACCTTACCGATGCAATTAAGGCTGCGTCACTGGAAAAACTAAAGGAAGCTGAGCGTGACCTTCGAGGTGGGCAAAACGCCTATGAAGATGAGCTTTTAAGTGCGGGTGAGGCCGACTGGGGTATTGATTCTATTTCGCTCTCTGCGTCTAAAATGAATGGCCTTTTCTCGACAAGTAGCGATACCCGAAGAGAACAGGTTAGAATGTACCAAGCGCTAAAAGCTCTTGAAGATGCTGGGCTTATTAGTTCTGGATCATATTCTTCCTATGATGACAATGGTACCAAGTACAGTCAAGGTTTTGCGCTCTTTGCGGGAATGGACGAAGATCTTGAAACCATCGAAGTTGTTTTGAATACTTACGATCAGCTTGGTAAAATGTTGGATGTTGTCTCTGATAAGGCAGGATCTAATAACCTTGTCTATGAAACACTCTATAAGACATATAACTCTATGTCTTCAGCGGTAGAGAGCTATCGTAGTTCGATTTCTCAGCTCAACACTAATCTTGCAGAGCAATATATGCTACAAGGCTTGATTGGACAGGAGCTTCCCAGCAACAAAGAGGAGTTTGACACATATCGTCAGGGCGTTATTGATGCAGCAAAAGCCAGTGAAGAATTTGTTGGAACAGATCAGGATATTGTCAACGCAGTTGATGATGTTTTGCAATCTCAGTCTGAGTTTGCTGGCTACTATGCGGAGCAGTTAGTACAGGCATCTGAAGAGACGGGGCGTTATGTTGCCCAGCTACAAAAGTTGCCCGAAGTGCTTTCTGCTTTGAAGTCTGCGTACAGTGCTTTGGAGTCTGCCCAAGAGGATATGGCTGGCGGCGGCGGGTTATCCGCTGATACCATTGAGTCTTTGGCAAGTGCTGAGGAAAATTACCTTGACTACCTCTATGAGGAGAACGGCGTTGTTAAGCTCAATACGGAGGCATGGAAAGAAAACGCCAACGCCAAGATGTTGGGCGAGATGGATGAGATCCAAAAGGAAATCGACTCGCTGAATGAGCAAAATGATGCTCTGCGTGACAACATTGCTTACTATGAGGAGCAACGCCAGTTGGGTAGCGACGGTGGTTTGTGGTCGAATTTGATTTCTCAAACTACTGCTGATATTGAGGAGAACAACAGGGCGATCGAGGAAAACCAAGCGAAACTCGCCATTTATAGTAGTCTATATGGCTCGATTACTGGCGATTTGGACGCATATACCGCCGCTTTGCAAAACTTCTCTAATGTTGCGAATAGTATTGATTCTATCACAGGATCTTTCCAAACACTTGCAAATTTGCAGGCCGAGGTAGCGAATGGTTTCACCATGTCACTGGATAAGGCTTTGGAGTTTGCTAAGGTTTATCCCGAGATTCTTAACAGTGCTCAGGCAACAGCTGACGGACAAATCATGCTCAATGAGGGTGTCGTCAATTCCTTCATTGAAGGTAAAAAGGCGGAGTTGGATGCTCAGATCGACGCCGAAGTAGCTAAGCTGGAAGCCGATAAGGAAGTCTTGCAGGCCAAGATGGAAGCTGCTCAGGCTCAGTTGGATCTTGCTAAGGCTGTTGCCGAAGGTGAAGGAAATATCTCTAAGGAGCTGGCCGAATATCGTATTAACGCCGGCAACGCTGTTGCGCAGGCATTGATTGATGCGGGCATTGACGAGGCGACTGCGTTCAGGCTGGCGGCTGCGGCTATGGCTCAGAATGCTGAGGAGTTTGACCGGGTTGCTATGGAAGTCTGTACAGATGTGAACGGAAACTTCAACCAAGCCGCTTACGATCTGGCGCAGACGATGTACAAAAACCTGACCAATGTAAAAACTGACCTTGCGTCTGTGGCTACGCAGGCTCATGAGACTGCTAAGGCGATCGCTGGTGTTGCGAATGGATCTGTTGCGGGTTCGTCTGCTGTACAAGGTGGTTCTGGTGGAGGTACCGGTAGTAGCGGAATCAAGCTCAACTTAACAAGTGGTAGCTTTGAGGGCACAGAATATACCTATACTGCCAAAGAAAGTGGTCTGGAAGATTTTATTTCTCAGATCGAGTTGGATATCTCGAATTACCAAAATGCAATCAGTCAGATTGACGGTCAAATCGCCGCTTTGCAAGCGTTGAAAAATACACCATTGAAGAGCTTCAAAGGCTCTGGTGCTGGTTCTGGTAGCAGTGGTTCTTCTGGCGGCACAAAGGACGTTGAGGAGTATATTGCTTCTATCGACGAGTACCGTGAAGCGGTGGAGCGGCTGCGTAAAGCTCAGGAGGAAGCCGATAAGCTGGAGACAGCGATCGACAATGCCGGTAACTTTGAGAAGAAAATCGAGCTGCAAGAAAAGTTGATTGCCGCGTATCGTGAGGAGCAAGCTGCACTTCACAATCTAAACGATATGCGCGATTCTACGATTACCCAGGGAGTAGAGTCGCTACGCGAGCTTGGGTTTGCTGTCCAATACAATGCTGATACCAATGAGCTTTGGATTGAAAACCTGGATCACCTAAATGAACTAACTGCTGATAGTGCTGGGAGCTATGGTAGTCTACAAGAGGCCACCAACGCTCTGCGCGAGGGCACTGAGGATCTGGTCAATACCATCACTGATTTGAATGACACTAATCGTGAAGGATCTGCGACATGGCAGGAATTGAAGCAGAGAATTTTGGAGGCTAAGGTTGAGATCTGTGAGTTTGAGGCACAGTTGCATAATAACACCATTACGCTGACAGAAAACTGGCTTGACAATGCTATTAGTGAGAAGAATAGCGAAAATGTGAAGCGCTATACTGCTGAGATGATTGCCCAGTATCAAGCATTGCAAGATGTGTACCACAAGGAAGCAGATCTTTTGCGTGATGCGGGGTACTCTGACACCAGTGACGAAGTGAGTAAACTTTCCGATGCTTGGTGGGATTTGGAAGAGAATATCAAGAGTGCAAAAGAGAGCCTTGTCAACTATTTCATCGACATTGTGGATGCTGCGCATGATGCTGTTGATGAGATTCAAAATGTGGCAAGTACGTTGTCTGATGCCGCTCAGGAGTTTGCCGATAACGACGGTTGGATCTCGGTTGATACTTACCAGGAAATTCTGAAATTGGGTGCTGAATATATGCAGATGCTCACGGATGAAAATGGCCTGTTGGTTATCAACCAAGAGCGTGTCAATGGTGTTATTGAGGCAAAGACCAGACAACTTGCAGTTGAGCAGGCACTCTCCTATGTGGAGCGTTTACGGCTGGCGGCGACTGGGGCATCCAATGAGAGTCTTGACCAGCTATGTTTCGCCACCACACAGGCCACTAATTCCACCTGGGGGCTGGTATATGCGGAGCTGGCGTTGATGCAGCAGACAGGGCTACTTAATGGTTCGCAGTATCAGGCGGCTTTGCACAACATTCAAGCTATTCAGTCTCTTGCTGAAACCGCTGTGGCCGGTATCGGCCAGACGGCAGGGGCGGCGGCTGAGAAGATGGACAACCTGAAAAAGCAGTTGGAGGATCAGAAAGACGCTCTGGAAGACCTGCTGGACGAGTTAGAGGATATGAAGGACGGCTGTGACGATCTCGTCAAGTATGTCATGGATATGCTCAAAGACCGTATTCAGCAGCAAATCGACGCTCTAAACGACGCTAAGAAAGCGGTCAAGGACTACGTTGACCAGCTGAAAGAGGCGATGCGGGCAGAGAAGGAGAACATTGAGTACGAGGATGAGCTGGCTGACAAGCTGAATGCTATTGCTAAGCTCCAGTCTAAGATCGACGCACTCAGCCTGGACGATAGTCGTAAGGCACAGGCAGAGAAGATGTCATTGGAAGAGGAGCTTGCCGAGCTGCAAAAGGATTTGGCCGACTTCCAGGCCGACCATGCCATGGATGTGACCGAGGAGGCACTTGATAAGCAGTATGACGCCTATGAGCAAGAGAAGGATGCGGAGATTGAGAAACTGGAAGAAAGTATCTCTTCTACGCAGAAGCTCTATGATATGGCGATCAAGTACATCAAGGAGAACTGGAGTACGCTCTATCAGGAACTCTTGGACTGGAACTATGAGTATGGTAACAATCTGAATAGTGAGATCACAGCGGCATGGGAGGCGGCTCAGGAGGCGGCATCTCGGTATGGGGATTTTGTGACGGCTATCATGGGAGGCATTGAGAGCGATATTGCCAATATCACCGCTCAGATTCAGTCGTTGACAGCGCAAATCTCAAACCTGAGCACCAGCACTTCTAGCGCTGGTGCCGGTGCCAGTACGAATGGGATCGGCGGCTCTACACCCAATGTTGTTGGTAAGGTAAACGCCGACACTTCGTACAGCGATGATGATATGAAGCGGGCTAAACAAAAGGCAGTCAGCGATGTTGTGAGCCAGATGCGGGCGCTGAGTGCTCAGTGGCATACGGCGGACAAGGTAACACAGAAACGGTTAGCGGACCAGACATTGCAGCTGGGAGTTACCCTTGCTTCCTATGGCGTTGTGGCACACCGCAAAGAGCCGACTGGAGCGTGGTACATCGACAATGATCTGCTCAATCCGTCCAACACTGGTAAGCTGCTTTACAACTGTTATCACACAGGCGGGTTCGTGGGTGAGGAACCTTTGATGCCGAATGAACGGTATGTAAAGGCAGAAAATGGTGAGCTGATCCTAACGAGTGAACAGCAGGACAGCCTTGCCGCACGGATTGACAGCCTTGAGGCTATGACGGATGCTTTTAGCAAGTCAGTTATGCCTATCACTATGGATGGTCTATGGTCAGGCAGTACCTTGGCAAAAGACAACTCAGTGAGTAATGTCACGACCAACAACCAGCCTGTGTTCCATATCACCGAGACGATTACCTGTGTTCCCGAGAAATCGGTAGAATCGCATCAAAAGATCAGTCGTGATACGCTTAACGAAATTGCACGGCAGATCAGAAAGCCATGAGTTTGAGGGGAGGGCGTTTTGTCCTCCCCTCTTGATATAAAGGGAGGTGTAGTGGTGTATAAAACGTATGAGTTTACTTTTGCCGGAGAGCCGGCTTCAATGTTCGGAATGTTTATGGCAGATCTCGGAAGCAAGTCGCATACTGACAACCCGTTTGGCAACGTGGCAAATATCGTAGAAACAAGGCTTCCGAACCGGGTGACGCCGCTGCACTTTGGTGTACGGTATCACGACAATCCGTTGACCTTCAAGCTGATTTTTGGTAGCGATCACTATTTGGACAGATATCAATTCCAAGAGGTGTCAAATTGGCTGACGGGTTATCAGGAATACCAGTGGCTTACTATTGACCAGCCGGACATGGAGCACATTCAATTCAAGTGCCTTATTAAGGATCTTAACCCTATCAGTATCCGATGGTTTCCCAATTCCTTTGAGGCCACAGTTGTTTGTGATTGTGCCTATGGGTATAGCTATCCTTGGGAAAAGACACTGAGTGTCAATGGTAGCTTGAAAACAGTGTTTTATAACGACAGTACCATCCGTGAGAATTTGAAGCCGGATCTGACGATCCAGTTGGCGTCCGGCACACGCAATTTTTCTATCACAAACAAAACTACTGGCACAACCATGAAATTTACAGGTTTGCCGGCAGGAGGTGTCACCATCATTGCAGATAATGAGAACGGCGTCCTGCGGGATGGGAATGATGAATACGACCTGTACGATTACTTTAATTTCCAATTCTTTGAATTGGCATCCGGTGACAATGAATTGGTGCTTGAAGGTAACGGCAGTGTCAAAATCAGCGGGAGGTATCTGTACAACGTAGGTGCATAAAGGAGGTGTGGGAGATGTACCTAAATTTCAAAAAAATTAACAGCGCGAAGCGGGAACCTCCTATGCTTCGTTTGCAGACCTTGGCGGGAAAAGAGCTGGGGCCGGTACCCTTTGTCCAAGGGTTGAATTTTGAGATCAACTACTCTGACCTGAGCACCATCGAATTTAATGTTCCATTTATGGTCAACGGACTGATCAACCCGCTGTATGCTTCACTTACCGGCTACAAGGTCATCTACACGGAAGAGTTGGGCGTGTATATGATTACCAACCCGGAAAAAAGTGGTGATGGCATAAAAGAAATCAAGCAGGTCAAAGGCTACTCTTTGGAATACGCATTCCAAAAGAAAACACTATACCTGGATGAGGGAACTTATTGTTTCTGGAACCCTATGTTCCCGGAAGAGACTATTCTGGGAAGGATCGTGGAGCTTGATCCCAACTGGAGCGTGGGCTATGTGGCTCCCAGACTTGTGAACTGTTATCGGACATTTGATCAGTATGATAACAGTGCCCTCTCCTTCTGCTATGGTGAGGCTATGGAAAAGTACCGTTGTGCTATCGTGTTTGATGTGTACAACAAGACTATCAATGCCTATGATGCTGGTGATGATACTGGTACGCTACCCATTTACCTGGACTATGAAAACCTGACGCAGAGCATTAAGGTGACAGAAGATAGCGAGAATATGGCAACACTACTCCATCTCTATGGTGGTAACGGCTTGACCATTCGGGATGTAAACCCAATCAATGGTGACTACATCGTGGATCTGAGTTTCTTCCTGAATAACGGCGACTTGGATGTGGTGCCTACTGGCAGTACCGAAGTGCTTTCGGCAAAAGTTCGTCGCTGGCGGGCCGATGTGCAAGCGCAGCAGCCTTATTATACTGGCCTCATCTCTTTGCGATCAGCAGCAACATCGCGCAAGGTGGCGGCTCAGGCGGCACTGACTGAGTTGAACGGCGAATTGAAAACGCTGACCGCACAACAGATGGTTTTGACCAAAGAGCATTCTTTGGAAAAGACTGACAGCGGCAGAGCTAATAAGCAGGCACAGCTGGATGCTATCTATGCCCAGATTGAGGCGAAGAATAGAGAGATCAAAGCCAAGGAGCAGGAGATTTCCAATATTGAAGCTGAGATCAAAGGTTACACCGCTAAAATTACTGTTGTATCCAGCGCTCTTTCCATCAATGGGTATTTCACCGAAGCGGAGCGGCTAACCCTAACTCCCTTCCTAATTGAGGGAGAGTTGACCGAGGAGACGTTTGTGGCCTCCGAGTTGGATACATCCAATACTGCGATTGCTGTGACTGTCTCTGGTTCAGTTTCCATCGTCAACAGTGAGATTTCCAGGGTGTCATTGCCGGAGTTCAGCCGGACGGTGTATACCCTCTCTGGAGGAATGATGTCACTTGCCTCTCCAAGTTTCAAGGCAGAGATTGTGCGGGGCACCATGGATGTGAAGAGTGGTAACACCTATACTCTGACTGCCTATCTTGGTGCAACCAGTTTTAACGGTCACGATTTCAGCAAGGGCATGATTACCATTAACGGTTCTCTTTCCGGCCTTTCCAATGATATCACGGCTGTGACTGAGAACTCCATTACGCAGTATTTGGGCACTCGGTTGAGTTTCCGCACATCGAATGCGGACGCATATTTCACGATTGCGACCAACGAATACCAGATGTACGCTGTGGAGTTGGAACTGTATGACTTTGGTACGGAAGCGCTACGCGATTACGCATGGCCTGTCTACGAGTTTGATATTGAAACATCGAACTTTCTCTACCAGGAGAAATTCGAGCCATTCAAGAACAAGCTGGAGCTAGGTAAGGGTGTGCATTTGCAGTTGGGGAGCGAGGGACTTATCTGCCCAAAGGTGATTGGCGTGAAGCTGGACTTTGAGGACATCAGCAAATTCAACCTGATCTTCTCTAACCGTTATCAGCGTCAGGACGAGCTTGAATATCTCAACGATGAGATTAAAAGTTCTGCAAAGACTACGAGTCGCTTTAACGCCAGTAAGTATCTCTATGACCGTACTGCGGACAAGATGACCGATGTGGACTTGTATATGAAGAATATGCTGGACACGGCAGTACAGACCATCAAGGCAGCAGCAAACCAGAGTGTCATGATTGATAGCGCCGGTATTCATGTGTCCAGCTCAAACGACAATGTTCAACTGCGGATCGTCAATGGTATGATTGCCATGTCGGATGACAACTGGAAGACGGCGAAGCTGGCAATCGGTAAGTTCTACTCCAAAGAGCACAAGATGGATTTGTGGGGTGTGAATGCCGAACTGATTGCAGGTACGCTTCTGCTGGGTAGCAGCCTTTACATCCAAACTCAGGGCGGCTTCTTCACAGTGGATGACAGCGGTGTTTATATCAACGCTTTGAAGTTCTACATTAACAACGGCAAGAACCTGAGTGAGACGCTGGACGGCATTGACGGCAACATCAAATCCGTTTCTTCTGATGTTTCCTCTGTGCGAAGAGACTTCGACTCTGTGACCAAGAAGACTTCTTCCGGCGTTGCTCTGGATGCGACCGATCTGAACGGTGTGATCAGCGCAACCAAGGCACAGATGAAGGGAGCGGGCGGCAACGTACTGTTCGATTCTGACGGTATCTGGCTGATGAATAATACCACTAAGGCCACAACTACCAAAGCGGTGTGGATGAACGAAAATGGTATTTTATTCGGCAGTGGGTCACGAACATCTAATCCTGCCACATCTTCTTCATGGAAGTGGACAACAGCTATCAGTCATAATGGTGTTGTGGCTGACAATATTGCTGCGGGTACGTTGAGCGGTATGAATATCAGCGGCGGAGAGATTACTATTGGAAAAAGCTCCAACAGTGACAACACCTATTTTCATGTGGACAGCTATGGCAACCTTGGAATTGGTCGAAACACCAGTCAAGCAAAAGGCTACAATTTCTATGTGGACTACAATGGGAATATGTACGCCAACTCCGGTGAGTTTCGTGGGAAGCTGGTGGGTGCTACGGGCACCTTCTCTGGTGCTCTGAGCGCAGCCACAGGTACTTTCGCCGGTGCCCTGAGCGCAGCCACAGGAACCTTTGCTGGTGCTCTAAGTGCCGCGACCGGTACATTTTCGGGTAGTTTGAGTGCAGTAGATGGCACCTTCTCCGGGACGCTGAGCGCAGCGAAGATCAGTGGGTCTTTGACGGCTAATTACGGTGCTGAAATCATTGGCCCAGCCATCTATGTACCCAATAAGTCCTATCCGAGGTTCATGGTTGATTCCCAGGGCAATGTTACCATGACGGGCAACCTAACATTGAGCAGTGGTGCTATCAGCTGGTCAAATCTGGATTGGGGCACGCAGAATGTTATCAGCAATGCTCAAACAACTGCTGACAATGCTTCTTGGGCGGCAAGTAATGCGGCCAACGCCGCCAGCGTCGCTCAGCGGGCGGCTGACGAGGCGTACCGCCTTGCACAGGCAAATCAGGTTCCATATTACATTACTCAGACAAGGATCACCAGTACGACAATCGAGTCTCCTACGATTACAGGTAATGTTATTGTAGGAACCAGCTTTCAGCTGTCTAATGGGTTTGGTTCTCTTGCTGTCGGGTATGGTGCATCGGATGGCGCAAGGACATATGGTATCAAGATGCAAGACGGTTGGGGGTCGAGTTATGTAATCTGTACTAATGCGGGAACGCGAATGCAGTCTGGTAGCAATTCATTTTTTGTGACCAATAGTATGATTAGTGCTTCACAGGATATCACGGTGTCGTCAGATCGTCGTATTAAAAACAGTATCGCTTATGATATGGATAGATACGAGAGTTTCTTTCGGGCGCTAAATCCTTGCCGTTTTCGCTATAACCATGAAGAGAATCAACAGTTCCATCTTGGCTATATTGCTCAGGATGTGAAATCTGCTTTGGAACGGTGTGGGTTGGAAGAGAACGATTTCGCAGGGTTTGCAATCGGTGTCAAAACTGGTTTGTCGGACTTCGATGATGAAATGGGCCTGGGCTATTCAGAGTTTATCGCCCTAAATACACATATGATCCAAAAGCTCCTCCGGCGCGTTGAAGTGTTGGAGCGCATCATTCAATCTATAAAATCATGAGGAGGACAAGTTATGTCTAAATTGGAACTTGCTCAGAAAATTGCAAATGTTCACAATACCTTGGCACAGATCCTGGTGAGTGGCGACAACGCCATTGCTATGGGTGGTGTGCTTATTGAGCTACGGCAGATGGTGAATGATTTGCAGATCGAGATTCAGGCCGAGGAGAAAGCAAAAGCTGATGAAGAGGAGAAGGAGCAGACTGACACAAAATAAACAAGGAGGGCAGCTATGAATATCCACAACCCGTTCACGCTGCCTGAACTTGAATTTGTGGGCGGGTCAACGCAGGAGCTTGTGTTTCATTGCTACCATGAACAGAATGGTAAGCCGACAGACCTTTCTTCTTGCACCGCCAACTTTTCTTTGATCAGCTACGTGAATAAGTATGGTTCGCCCCTTATTTCCAAGGCTATGGAAATCCGAGCCGGTACAGACGATGATGATGGGATTTGCAATATCCTAGCGGTTGTGCTGGAACCTTCGGATACGCTGGAATTGCGAGGAAAGTACATCTATCAGATTGCGTTGAAGGATGTTACTGGTCTTGCTGAGGTTCCAGGGCAGGGGCTTTTTCACATCAACAACAACATCAACAAGGGCTTCATTTCGTGAGATTCAGAGCAAACAGCTCTGGTTTTTTATGCCCAAACGCAGAAAAGGAGTGAACAAAATGAACACAAAGTATTTTCTTAACCTGGTTGCCGGTAACGTGTTTCAGTCTCAGACTACACCGGCTATCCCCACTGAGTATTACATTGGTTTGAGTACCACTACACCGAATATCAACGGTTCTAATGTCAATGAACCGCCTGTCTCTGGTTCTTACCAGCGTATCAAGCTGACCAATCTTAGTGCGCCCACTGACGGTGTGATTACCAACAATGCAGATATCAGCTGGCCGGAGAGTACATCTGACTGGGGTGTCGTGACCAGCTATGTCATCTTTGACTCTGCAACGGTTAGTGCGGGCAACCTATTGGTCTTTGGTGATCTATCTACACCGCGTTCGGTAGAGAAGGACACTATCATGACTATTAAGACCGCATATCTGAAGCTTAGTGCGTTGAACCCTACCGGTACCTGATTGGCAGGTGACACGGCATGAAGGAGTTTGATATTCGCCTACCATCCCGATTGACAGAGTGTAGAGTGCTTATCTACTCCCTGCCGTATTATAGCGGCCTTACTGTCATTGATGGTTTCATCATTGACAGCGCCGTTGACGGATACACGCTGCAAAAGGCATTCAATGCCCAGTCCAGACTGGTGCTTACCTCGGAAGTAGAGGGGACGCTTAAGCTCGTCCACGAGGTAATCCAGTCTGGGCTGGTGTTTAACTCTCATGTGGATATTGAGGCGCTTTACAAGATTATCCCTGAGCCGAGCGGTATTATCCTATTGGAGGAACCGGCCCGACTGTCCGCAGAGGGTTTTCTAAGTGTAAGTGGTGGTATTGAGCTGGATTCCAGCCTGCTCGCCATTCAGGTTAGTCGATCTCTGGGGCGTGGGGAGTCCGGGTTTATCATCAACAGCAGTGTGGATGGGACTTTGAAGGTAAGTCACCTTGCTGATATTCAATCTGGCTTTTTGTTGCAATCTGAGGTTGCATTTGTGCCGCGCATTCTGGCTCGGCCTATTCAAGGCGGTATCGTCATTTCTGCTGCGCCTATGCAAGGCACACTTCAAAAGATGACCAAGGGTGAAAGTTCCATCATCTTCCAGTCTGAGGCAGACGCTATTCTTTCCCATTCACTGGGACATATGGAAAGTGGTTTTATCATCAATAGCAATAGTCCTCCCATGTATAAGCACAGTTTCTTCAATGGCACAAGCGGTTTTGTCCTTAATGCGGCTCCTTTGGATACAAAACGTCTCAATCGTTTTACAGTCGATAACAGCATTTTGCTAACCGCTGAGTTGAAAAATCTTTGCTACCTCATTTGTTTCAACATCGACAATGGCTTTGTGCTGGATACGGAGGCGGCTGGCGCGTTGATCAAGGTGCTATATGGTACAGAGAATGGTATTGTACTGAGCACTGAGGCTTCTGCTGCTACGATTAAGGCAATTCATGTGGAAAGTGGCATGGTATTGGATTTAGAGGTTACTGGTATTCCAGTTAAAGTGGTGAAACCGGAAGAGAGCGGTATTGTAATTGATACCAAGGTGTCGGCAGATTTGAAACGATACCGTCTATTGTGTGAAATGGACAATTTGAGCTTGGCTGATATTGACGGTATGACCCTTGAAGAGCTGGATTATGTTTGGCTCACATGAGTTGAAAGGAAGGAGAGAGGTATTATGTCTCAGGCGCATTTGGGGAGTTTTAGTGGAACTGTGACGCCGGGAGCCAATATGTTGGATGTTTTCAAACAGAATGAACGTGCGGAGAACCCTAACAGCATTTTGAATTTCGGCAGAATGTCATTGAAGATGCTCAGTATGTCTTGCCCCGCAGGTACAAAGGTGAAGATCAACGGAAAAGAGATCACACTGTTTACAGGTATCTTCGAGCTGGGTATGGGCCAAATTGACATCACGTCTTTGGAGTTTTCGGAGGCGGTAAATGTGAGTGCTTACTATATGTTCTAAAGGGAGGGAGCGATATGAATTGCAATAGCTTCATTCCGGCATTGGTAAGTCCAAATGGTGGTGGATCTGGTAGCGGCGGTGGCACAACAAATTATGACCAGTTGTCTAATCGACCTGTTCAAAATATCAGCGGCAATCCGGTGGTTATCAGCACACTGCCAAACGGTGTTTACAACATTGATGGTTCATGGGTCATTACAGCAGACGGCGAGCCACGGGCAACATATAAAGATGATATGTTTTATGTGTTAAACGAAAACGGCGTATGCAAAATGACATGGATCACAGCTGGGGAGATTTATACATACTCTTCCCAAAATGACGGTGACGCTTCCTCTGTTAAGGAGGATCGTGTTACCAAGGAAAGTGATTGTAAAGATCACACAGGCGGTGGTGCAGGTGTCACTGACCCAGACGATCTAATTGGTAATTTTAACGATAGTGGATCGTCTACCGAAGAACTTCCCGACTGGTTTGGGTCGTTCTAATCAAGTTAGAATAAGGTGCTGAGCACCTTTTCTATAAGGTACAAACAAACCGTATTAAGAGAAAGGATGAAGTAATCATGGCTGCAAAATTGATTTACAAGGGTAATCGCGCTAATCTGCCCACCACTCGTGAGGAAAATGCTTTTTATCTGTGCGTGGATACCCGCGAGCTGTTCTTCGGTGCGAACCTTTACACCGAGGCCGTTCGTTTCTACACTGGCGAGAAACCCGCTGCTCCTGCTCAGGGCGTGCTGTATATCAATGAGAACACCGGCGCTGGTGACGCCTGGAATGGCACCGCATGGGTGAATGTCATCAAGGCTTATACCACCACTATCGACGAGAACGCCGATCATACCACAGTTCCTACTACCAAGGCCGCAAAGGACTACATCGACCAAAAGGTTGCTGATGTGGTGGCTGGTGAGGTCGGCACTCTGGGCGATTTGGCAAGCAAGGACAAGGTGACTGAGGATGAACTGGCGACCGGCTTGAAGGATAAAATCGACGGCAAGGCCGATCAGACTGACTTGGAAGCCACTGATGGCAAGGTTGACACCTTGGTTGGAACCGATACTGGCAAGTCCGCCCGTACCATTGCCGCTGAGGAGCTGGCGAAGCAGTTGATTCCTGAGAACGCCAAGGAGTCTCTTGACACTCTGGCTGAGCTGGCCGTATGGATTCAGGCTCACCCCGATGATGTCACTGCTATCAACAAGGCCATTTCCGACCTAACCGCTCTGGTGGGTACTCTGCCCGAGGACGCCACCGCAACTGACGTTGTGGCATACATCAAGGAGTATGTGGACGGCGCTATCACTGCGCTGAAGATTGGCGACTATGCTAAGGCTGCTGACTTGACCGCTCTTGCAGCCCGTGTCACTGCCTTGGAAACTGATTCGCATACCCACGCTAACAAGGCGTTGCTGGATACCTACACTCAGACCGAGACTAATCTGGCCGACGCCGTTGACAAGAAGCACGACCACGCCAATGCTGAGGAGCTGGTGAAGATTGAGGTTGGCGATAAGGCCAAGTGGGATGGCGTCGTGGACGCTTTGACCGTTGGCACGTTTTGATCGTACCGTCTAATCGAAAAGGAGGACTCTTAACTGAGTCCTCCTTTTTTCATATGTAAGGAGGTGTTCAAGTCAATGAGCTACTTTTTCAGTGCGTTTGAGACTACCCGCTCTAAGGCAAAGGATACCAGCCTATGTCCTATTGCACCAGGTCAGTATCTTATCTGCACAGATAGCGGAGATGTGTTCTATGACACAGAGGATGGCGTTCGTAAGCATTTGACGGACATCATCGACCTGGAAACTGACGCTGAGCGTACCGCTATTTTGACGCCGCTTGACAAAATGTACTTTGTTAAGGAAACGGCTCATTTCTGGCGGTATCTGAATGGCCTATGGGTAGATTTGTCTGCGGCTACTGCTGGTGGCAATAGCAAGGCCGTATATGTTCTGCTCAAAGCGAACGCATGGACTGCAGGACAACAGACAATCACTGTTCCTGGCCTAACCAAAGATCACAACGGAAATGTCGGCCTTGTGCATGAAGTAACCAGCGCTCAATTTGAGGCGGCGGTGAACGCGATCTTGTATCCGTGTCATCAGGAAGATGGTGAACTGACGATTGCGGCCTACGGTGACAAGCCTGCAATTGATATTCCAGCGGTTGTGATTTTGCTGAACTGAAAGGAGGCGGAGGGCTATGAGTGAAACGGCAAATTACGGATTGCAACTAACGGACAGCGACCAAGAGACTTTCTTGAGCTGGCGTGAAAAATTGAACGGTCAGAATAATTCCAATATGCAGAAGATTGATAAGGCGCTGGGCGAAAAGGCGGATCACAGTATTGCCGTGTCCGCCACTCTTTTGGCAAATGCTTGGGCCGGGATTGATGCTCCGTTTACGCAAACGCTGAGTATTGAAGGTATTCATGAAGCGGCAAAGCAAAACGGACAAATCTATGTGTCCCAAGAGGCGACTTTTGAGCAAAGGGATATCGCAAGATGCGCAATGCTGGTGGTAATCGGACAGACCGAAGGTCAGCTGGTTATTGCAGCAGACGGGGAGATGCCAGAGCAGGACATCCCTGTAACAATCATTCTGTTGGATTAAGAAAAGGAGGTAAAGAGATATGCCTATTCTCGGTAATTTCCCAGGCGGTGGTGGATCTGGTAGCGGCGGGCTTCAGCTGGCACCTGTAACGGCTGTAGAGACGCTTGCGGCAGCAGGTAAGGTCTATGTTAAGTGGACTGATCCTGACGATCTGGTCGTGGCTGGCTCTACGCTTGCAGCGTGGGCGGGCACCATCTTGGTTCGTAAGGCTGGGTCTGCTCCGATTAGCCGACGCGATGGTGTTATTGTCTTGGACAGCAAGACGAAGAACGCCTACAAGGACAGCTATTTTTGTGATAGTGGTTTGACGGACGGCGTAACCTACTACTACAAGCTATTCCCATATTCTGGCACGGGCACTTATACCGATAGCGACGACAGCGCTTTTGCTGTCACACCAAATCCTGTATTGCTGGGTGATGTCTCTGGCATTACTACGGCGGCGGCAGGAAATGGGAAAATGTCTATCAAGTGGACTGATCCCGCAGCAACAGTAGTTGAAGACGGCGTAACACTGGCAACTTGGGCTTCAACCATTGTGGTGGTGAAGGAAGGGAGCTATGCGACTTCCCCTACTGATTCAGATGCTGTGTTTACATACACCAGTACAACACGCAATGGTCATGCAAGTACGCCGCTGGTGGCGACCGGATTGACCAATGGTAAAACCTACTATGTTACGTTGTTCCCAATGTCTACTGACGGCGCGGCAAATACTAATGCCGCTAACCGGACAACCGGCGTTGCGAATAAAATCACAATTTCAACAGTTCCTAGTCAGAGTGGAAGTCTGACATACAATACCAACCCTCAGTCTCCGGTGTGGAGTAACCATAACACTGCGCAGCTTACGCTTGGCGGTGTGACTACTGGCACTAACGCTGGAAGCTACAATGCCACCTTTACACCGACAGAGGACTATATGTGGTCTGATGGCACCACTATGGCTAAGACCGTAAGTTGGAGCATTGGAAAGGCAGCAGGTAGCCTAAGCCTAAGTGCTACAACGGTGACGCTGAACGCTTCTGCGTTGACTGCTCAGGTAACTGTGACCCGCGCTGGTGACGGTGCTATTACAGCCAGTTCCAGTGATACCAGTGTTGCTACGGCAAGCGTATCTGGCAATGTTGTAACCATTAGCCATGTGAATCAAAAAACGGGCACAGCGACAATTACCATTAAGGTGGCCGCTGGTTCTAACTACAATGCTCCTGCTGACAAGACCGTGGCAGTAAATGCTGAGTTTATGCCGGCGAAGGGTAATGCGCTGAATAGCTATACCTGGGAGCAAATTCGGCAGGTGTCTGACGCTGGCGAGGCCGCAAATTATTGGAAGGTTGGCGATCAGAAAACAATCACGTTGAATGGCAAGGTGGGGAATTTTACGTTCTCTAATTTGTCCATCAACGTGTTTATTATTGGCTTCGATCATAACTCTGCAAAGGAAGGAACCAAGCGGATTCACTTCCAGATTGGAAAAATCAGCGATAAGATGGTTGCACTTTGCGACAGTGGATATGGCAACGAGCAGACCAGCGCAGGTTACTTCCACATGAATACTAGCCGTACCAATTCAGGCGGATGGAACAATAGTGCTATGCGTAAGACTCTTTTGGGCAATAGCAACACGCCTACCAGCCCGCTTGCAAATAGTCTCATGGCGGCTCTCCCAGCCGATCTACGGGCCGTTATGAAATCTGTAACCAAGTATAGCGACAATACGGGCGGAGGCTCAGATACCGCATCCTACGTGACAGCAACGACTGACTATCTGTTCTTGCTGGCGGAATTTGAGGTGTTTGGTACACGTTATTATGCAAACAGCGCTGAGAAGAATTACCAGTTGCAGTATGACTTCTATAAGGCTGGCAATAGTAGGGTTGCGTATCGTCATAGTTCCACCGGCACCGCCGTGTGGTGGTGGCTCCGTTCCGCCCATTACGCGCACAGCACTAGTTTCTGTATTGTGCTTACGGACGGCAGCTACAACATTTACCCTGCGTCCTGGTCGGCGGGCGTCGTGCCCGGCTTTGCTGTCTAATCCTCCGCAGAGCTATCCAGATCTTATCCCGCCCACGAAAGTGGGCGGGTTCCTAAGTAGAAGCAGCGCGATAAGGGTAAGGAAAATACTCGGCGGCGCGAAGCGCCGCCGCGATTTTTTTAGATTTTTAGCATATGAGAATTTTTAATAAAAATTCAAAGTGCTATCACTTAACAGCTCTTAGACTGCATACAGAAAAGGAAAATAACCATACAATAGCCATATTCCAATATGTTGGAGGTGAAGGTATGGCTACAAACAAGCGAGTGTTTACACTGCGGCTCTCTGATGAGGTGTTTGACAAAATCGGTGTATTGGCAACAAATGAGCACCGCTCTATTACCAATTACATTGAGTTTGTATTATTGAAACATTTGGAGGAAGTTGAAAAAGCGCAAGGAAAAATCCAAACCGATGAGACAGGAGTGGAAACACAGTAGAAAATACGCAAATGAGGTAGAAAGATGTCGGTACTAAAACAAAAGCGTACTACAAGTAAAGCAGAGTTTGTAAATGTTGCTAACCAGATTTATGTAGAAACATTAAATTTTCTGACCAGATTATCGGCGCGGTATGCCCGATATTTAGGTGAACCTACCGCAGTGTTAGCTGGGGAAGTGGTCGATCATGCTGAGAAAGCAAACAGCATTTACCCGTCTGACGACCAGCGCAAAACAATGAGAAAAGCCCATCTTTTAGAGGCCAGAGCGTCCCTTATGGCTCTTGATGTAAGGCTGAGTCATTGTTACAGCATAATGAGTCAGAATCCAGAGGGATGTTTTACCACATCAAAAGGAAAATCTGTGCCGTCAAGCGAAGCAACGGCGAAACTTGATAAGATGGCACAAAGCCTTGGCGAGTTAATCGACAGGGAAAACGAGCTGCTGAAAGGGACTCTAAAAGCAGTTGGACAAGCGCAAAGGAACTAAATCATAATTGGGTGTATTTCTGTCAATCTGCCGACCGCCGTGTGGTGGTGGCTCCGTTCCGCCAATTACAATAACAGCAATAATTTCTGTAATGTGAATACGGACGGCAGCTACAACAATAACAATGCGTCCTGGTCGGCGGGCGTCGTGCCCGGATTTTGCGATGCGAGGTCAAATGGAGTAGCAGGACAGGGGCTATCTGTCCAGGTGAAAGACGACCTACGCAAAAGGAGAAATACTTCCCTGGGTGAAAATCCTTAAAACTGTCCTTTGATGCCCTAACACGGACGCTTCTTGCATGGCAGGGGCAATGTGCCTGATATTGGTATCATTCAGCAAATAAAGAGTATGGGTAGAGTAAAAGAACGTTTTGTTTGTTTTTAGAGACGAAGAATGAGTACAGCTGATTATCTGAATGATACTGGTGAACCCTTGTTTCATGTGTTATGGGCAAAGCAGATTAGTGGCACCCTACAAGTCATCTGTACGGAGGTCGAATACTTTATTATGAACAGTCAGGAACGTCGTGAGGCAAGATATCAGCGTCGTCAAGCAAGACGGCAAGCAAATAAACAGGCCAGAAATGACGCTGTTGGGCCATTATCAAAGGCGTTTTCCTACCGTGGAATGTTCCTATGCGGAAAGAAATGTTGTAACAATGTTCGGTGGAAGCAGTCAACACAAAATTTTGAACTTCACTTGTTTTCTGGAACGGCACGTCGTAGACGGTTAGTTCTGGATGGAAAGTGGAAACCAAAGAAGTGCGCTCATTTTACACTAAGGGAGCGCGGTAAAGTTCGTCCTATTGACGCACCTCATATTGAGGATAGACAGATCCACAAAACAGAATGTAAGAATGTCCTGATCCCTCTTTATGGGCCAAGCATGATTTATGATAATGGCGCAAGTCAGATCAACAAAGGACTGCATTGGCATTTTAGACGGGTCGAGGAACAGCTGCATTGGCATTTCCGACATTACGGTAGGAAGGGAGCCGTTTTACTTCTTGATCTGAAGAAGTTCTTTCCAAGTGCAAAACATTCTATCATATACGATAGACACCAACAGTTGATTTTAGATCCAGAAATCAAAAGGTTGGCAGATAGCATTATTGCGTATTCTCCTTGCCCTACTCCTGGCTATGGTATGCCGCTCGGGGTAGAGGCGAGTCAGCAAGAAATGGTAGCATTACCGAGCATGGTAGATAACTGGATCAAATGTCAGGCAAGTGTACACTGTGCAGGTCATTATATGGACGATTACTATGTCATTTTGCCTGATATAGAAGCGCTAAAGAAGCTGGGACATGAGATTGTGCGTCGATTTGTAGAAGCTGGTATTCCAGTCAACAAAAAGAAGTGTAAAATTGTCCCGCTAACAAAATCGTTCCGGTTTTGCAAGGCTAAGTTTACGCTAACAGAGACGGGTGCTGTCAAGATCAACGGAAATCGTGATGGCATGAAGCGCGCTCGCAGGAAACTAAAAATGTTTTACCGCGAGCTGGCCGAGGGTAAGCGGACGATTGCGGATATTGAGGAGTATATGCAAAGTCAAAGCGCCTATTACAAGAACTATGACGACCATGGGCGCGTGCTCCGCCTACAACGGCTGAATCATGCAATGCTCGTAAATTATTTGCAGAGCAGAAAGGCCGCATAAAATTCATATAATAAGTCGTAGCGTCCAAGGTCTAGGCTTTGGACGCTCTTCTTATGCCGAATCAGGAGGTATCACTTATGAAAAGCAACTGCTATGTTGCAATTAAGCGGGCAAAGTTTGTAAGCAATGGCGTGCAGGTCAACATCCCATACGGTACAGAAATTGAAGCAGCTGACGGATGTTTACTGTTTAACGGTACACAGCTATGTGCCGTGGATAGTCAAAATGCCATTGATTATTTTGCCAGCAACCATGATGGGAATGGTTTTGAACGTGGAAAATTGACAGCTGCTATTATCAACCGACTGTCTAAGCGTGACAAGGATTATCAAAAGCGCTGGGATGCGGTGTGGGAAGATAAGTTGTGCCAAAAATACAAACAGTCCGATTATGGGGATCATTGGCTGTGGAACATTGATTTCTACCATGCACCGCTTGTAGACCTATATCATATTGCGCATCTGGTAGGTGCGCGTGTGAAATAAAGAGTGAAAGGAGAATGTCAGATGTATCAGGTGTTTAAGGGCGAAAAGGTTGTGGCCTATATCGAACGCCCTAACTTCATTCGTTTGCACGAAAACGGAAGCTATGTGCTGACATCAGAGGCTGAGGCACAAGGAATTGCGTTGAACGGAAATCCGTACCAGTTGCTTGGGAGAGAGACGCTGGAGGGTGCTATGGAAACTGTCGGTATTTCCGAGGTTGATGGTGGTATGGTAATTATCAACCAGCAAGACGGCATTAACGCGCTGATTCAGACAGTATTGGAGGGATAAAAGATGAAGGAGAGACTGAACATCCTATATCAAAATGGACAAAACGGCCTAAGTCCATCGGTAAGCGCCAGTGGGCTTTTGAATGCAGTGGCGAAAGGCTGGATCACCATTGATGAGGCGGTTGAAATCATCGGTTCGGATCAATCAACTGAGGTTATCCGGGCAGCGAAAATCGCTGAAATCTCTGCGGCCTGCAATGCGGTTATTGTGTCAGGCATTGATTTGGAGCTAACTGACGGTACGGTACATTTCAATTTGAGCATTGAGGATCAGAGTAACATTGCCAACCTGTTCCGCGTGGTAGAACTGGGTGGCACTGAGTTTCCCTATCAGGCTGATGGCGGCGTGTGCCGTATTTACAACGCTCAGGAGATTGCCCAGATCTATATTGCGGCTCAGACTGCTATTACTACTCAGACGACCTATCACAATGCGCTGAAGGCATATGTGCAGAGTCTGGACGATGTGGAGCAGATTGCAGAGGTGCAGTATGGTATGACACTCCCTGATCCTTATGCCTCTGAGGTGGCGGATAAGCTGAGCGTTGCTCAAACTCAGATGAACGCTATCGTGGCACGGCTGAACAGTTAAAGGAGGAGTAGCGCATGGAGCGGAAACAAGTAGGGAAATGGGTACTGTCTGTTCTGCTCTGGATGTGGACTGGCGGCGTGTACTTCTTTGGGGAAGTCATTTGGAAAACCTCTCAGGGCAGACCAGAATCAATCAGCTGGACAATGTTCTTGCTGGCGATTATTCTGGCTGTTCCCTTGGAAAGGTTTGGAGCGGAGCTTCCCTGGGAAATGCCGCTGGTCGGGCAGGCGTGTATCTGCGCCGTTGCAATTACGGCGGTTGAGTTCGTTGCAGGGCTTATTCTGAATGTGTGGCTTGGCTTAGGTGTGTGGGACTACTCACATCTGCCGGGGAATGTCATGGGCCAAATCTGTCCAGAGTTTGCGTTCCTATGGTTTTTCTTGTCAATCGTTGGGATTGTCATGTTGGACTGGATGAGGTATGCGGTAGAGGGCGGAGAGAGGCCCCGTTATACATAACAGAATGAAACTCTGATTTGCTAACCATTTTTGAGAGCCGTACCTGAAAAAAGGTGCGGCTCTTTTCTATTGAGGAGGTGAGAGTTATGGGACGAAAGACGAAGCAAAACAAAATTACTTCACCTGAGCTGATCGCACAGATCAACCCAAAGAACATTCGGCTGATGAATGACTTCTTGGAGTATTTACGTTCTGTCGGCAAGGCGGAGTCTACTGTTAAAGCCTACACCAGCGACCTGTACATCTTCTTTGTGTGGGTGCTTCAAAATGCAGACAACAAATATTTCCCAGAGGTTAGCAAGCGGGATATCGTGTCCTATCAGAACTGGCTGCTGAGGAACAACGAGAACTCTCCCGCTCGTGTGCGCCGGCTGAAGAGCACGCTTTCTTCCATGAGTAACTATATTGAGGCGATTCTGGATGACGAGTTGCCCAACTTCCGATCAATCATTCGGAAGATCGAGAACCCGGTTAATGAGCCTACCAGGGAAAAGACTGTGCTGTCTGACGAGCAGGCCGACACACTGTTGGATTATCTAGTGGAGCGCGGCCAGTATGAGAAAGCCTGTTGCTTTGCTTTGGCGCGGTATTCAGGCCGACGCAAGTCTGAGCTGGTGCGTTTCAAGGTGTCATATTTCGATGACGAGAACGTCATTTATGGCTCACTTTACAAAACGCCTGAGAAAGTCAGAACCAAAGGACATGGCGTCAATGGAAAGATGCTGACGTGCTATGTGCTCTCTAAGCCGTTTAAGCCCTATCTGGATCTGTGGATGCAGAAACGACAGGAGCTTGGGATCGAAAGCGAATGGCTATTCCCTGACAAAGGAGATCCCACACAACCGCTTCCAATTTCTACACTGAACAGCTGGGCAGAGACATTCTCCAATATTTTGGGAGTCCCCATCTATTGGCATAGTCTCCGGCACTTCTTCACCACATCGCTCGCTAAGGCCAATCTGCCTGATTCGGTAATCAAGACGATCATCGGCTGGGAGAGCTTGGAGATGGTTGATATCTATAAGGATATCGACGATGAGGAGGAGATCGGAAAATATTTCGCTGATGGCGAAATCGTTGGTCAGAAGCAGGCAGGACTTTCTGATCTGTAAAAAGGAGAGAGATATGAACGAACTGACGATTCATGACTACCTCAAAGCAAAAGGACTGAATGAATATGGGATCGCTGGGCTGATGGGCAACCTGTTTGCCGAAAGTGGCCTAAATCCCCGCAATTTGCAAAACAGCTATGAAAATGTCCTTGGTATGAATGATAACGCCTATGTTATCGCCGTGGATAACGGTATATACAAAAATTTCGTGTGGGACAAGGCTGGGTTCGGTATTGCCCAATGGACGTATTGGAGCAGAAAGCAGGCACTGCTGGACTTTGCCAGAGCGGTTGGAAAATCTATTGGCGACCTGCTTATGCAGTTGGATTTCCTTTGGAAGGAGCTGTCAGAAAGCTATCCAAGTGTTTTGGCTGTTTTGAGATCGGCAACATCTGTGTTGGAGGCATCCAATGCTGTATTGCTGAACTATGAGAGGCCAGCAAATCAGAGTGTTGGCGTCCAAGAGAAGCGTGCTTCGTATGGGCAGCGGTACTATGACCAATTTGCCGCAACCGCTCAGAAGGGAGGAGGTTCTATGAAGTACACAAAAAACAACAAGCCTTTGGTTTGTATGCAAACACAAAGCACTTGCTACAGGGGTACCCGGACAATGGCGGTTAAAGGAATCCTGTGGCATAGCACCGGAGCAAATAACCCTTGGCTGAAACGGTATGTACAGCCCAGCGACAATGATCCGAACAAGGCTGAGCTTTTGGCGCTGCTCGGTGTAAACAAAAATCACAACGACTGGAATCACATTGAGCATCAGGCAGGGCTGAACTGTTGGGTGGGTAAATTGGCGGACGGATCTGTTACTACCGTGCAGACTATGCCGTGGGACTACCGCCCTTGGGGATGTGGCTCTGACGTGAATGGCTCCTGCAATAACGGCTGGATTCAGTTCGAGATTTGCGAGGATAACCTTAGCGACCCAGATTATTTTGCCAAGGCTTATAAGGAAGCGTGCGAAATCACCGCTTACCTTTGTAGCCTATACAATATCGACCCGCATGGAACAGTCAATTTTAACGGTATCACTGTACCTACCATTCTATGCCACGCCGATAGTCACAGTCTCGGCCTTGGCTCTGGGCACGGTGACGTGAATCATTGGTTGCCGAAGTTTGGCAAGTCAATGGCGACAGTAAGGGATGACGTTGCCGCTTTGCTGAGCGGCACTATCATTGAGGAGGATGACGATATGACTGAAGTTCAAGTGAAAGAGATCTGCAAGCAGGTTATGGTGGAGTCTCGTAAGGAGCTACAAGATAACGATTGTGGTTCGTGGAGCAAAGATGCTCGTGACTGGGCGACGAGTATCGGCCTAATTTCTGGTGGCGGTACGTTGCCAGACGGTCAGCCTAACTATATGTGGGCTGATACGCTGACTCGTGAGCAGGCTGCGGCGTTGTTCTTCCGCTTTGCTCAGATGATGGGAAAGGCGTAACAACATGACTATCAAGGTAGAGCGTAAAAAGAAGACTAGGCGGCGCAAGAAAAAGCCTGGGATTGGATTTACGAACTGCCTTGCAATTTATCTTCTGCTATTCCTGGTCGCCGGATTGATCGGCGGCTTTTTGCTTGCCGTTTTGAGTATCAAGTACCAATACGCCGGCGCGTTGGCCTGCTGGACGGTGGTGTTCACACCAATCGGTACGGCGGTGGGCATTGTGATCGGAAAAGTGGTAGACAAGAGCAAGGCGGAAAACGTAAGCGGAAACGGTGACGGAATTACCTTTGCCTCAGCGCAGGCGAAGGGATTCCAGCAAAATGCGGACTATGACCCCGATAGTCCGGCGATTTAACACAGAAGGAGCGTGTTTTTATGGAATGGGCAAAATTGATTCTTTCTAACCTGACTGGCATTGCGGCTATCATCGCTCTGGTGATTAGCCTGGTGAAGTATGTGAAGGAGGCCATCAAGGAGCGGAACTGGCCGCAGATCGTGAAGATGGTATCTGACTACATGGCGGTAGCGGAGGAGAAGTTCGACAACGGAGCAGACCGTAAGCAGTGGGTTATGGCAATGGTTCAGGTTTCTGCTGAGGCTGTCAAGTACAACATCAACATGACAGAGATCGGACAGCTTATTGACGACCTCTGCAAAATGAGCAAGGTGATCAACGGAGATAAGACAGAGGAAGGTGTGGAGTAATGAATCTGCAAGAGATTATGGTAGGTGGTGGTTGCCTCGTTGTACTTATGACACTGGTGCAGGTCACTCCGCTCAAGGTCAATCCATGGTCGGCCATTGGGAAAGCGCTCGCCGCAATCGGGCGGGCGCTTGGCAAGGTGCTCAATGGTGCGGTGATTGAAAAGCTGGACAAGCTGGAGGCTATGCAGACTGAGACACGGCAGCGGCTTGATGAACATATCCGTGTTGATGATGAGCGCAATGCCGACCTGCACCGTACCTATATCCTACGCTTCAGTATGGAGCTGCGGCGCGGGATGCAGCACACAGACGAGGATTTCAATGAGATCCTTTACAATATCAAGTGCTATGAGCAATATTGTAAGGATCACCCAGAGTATCAAAACAACAGGGCTGTACACGCTATCAAGCACATCGAAAATATGTACGACGAGCGTATGAAGCAGCATAATCCTGAATGAGGCGTAACGCCTCCTGCCCATGCGCTATGGCATGGTATCAAAGTTAGGGAACTGGTCTTTATGGCCGGTTCCCTATTTTTTTTTGCATTTGTGGTACTTTGGAAAGTACGTAAAAGGTTACGGATTTTTCAAAATATCACGATAAATGAGCAAGTATGTAAGTGTGGGTGGAAATGGAGTTTATATCCCTAAGTATTGTATTCGGTGGACAGCGCCCAGGGCGACAACGACATGAGCGCTCTGAAAAATCTGTTTAACGAGTGGCTTTTGCGCGATACAAGCCGGAAGATCAAGGCCGTATTCAAATCGAAAGGAATGAGTGGAGTGCCAATCACAAGCCAGCCGGTCTATGGCTATCTGAAAGGCCCGGACGGACACTTCATCGTTGACCCGGAGGCCGCAACCGTGGTGAAGCAGATATTCAGTCTGTGCCTCGCTGGGAACGGCCCCACCAAGATTGCCCGGATGCTGACCGAGCAGAACATCCCCACGCCGGGGACGATGGAGTACCGGCGCACCGGCAGCACCCGCCGTTATTACCCGGACTACCCCTGCAAGTGGTCGAGCAACACCGTAGCGCAC